ATAAAGAAAGTATCAACCTTTCCTAGCTCATTTGGTCTTCCTGCTCTTACACGTTCTACAGGTACGTGATAAACCTCTGCTATTTCTGTTCTTTCTCTATTCCATACAATATGCAAAGCGTATGCTCCCTGAAGCTTAAAATCAAAAGCTACTTTTTTTATTACTTGGTGTAAACTTTCATTTGAATTTGCGTGCCTTAAAAACTTTTTAAGTTTAACATAAGCTTCTAAATTTATTGCGTCTTCTTCTTGAGCTATTAAGTCTGTTCCTGCAATCATCTCAGCAGTCTGATTAACAATTGCCGCATGTGTACTAGAATTGTAATATAAGTCAATTAAGAACTGTGGGTAAAGGTTTTTCCAATCTTCCGTTCCGTACTCTATATAGTCACGCCCTCTTACTTCCTGTACTATTGGTGCAGTTGAAGTTTCTAAATTGATGCTTAAAATTTTATCTTTCATATTTATTCTTGTTCAGCCCAATTAGGACTATTTAATATTTCTTTAATAGCTTCATAACTATAAGTTTTTTTACCTTCTAAAAATCTAGGAGTTTCACCTTTAAACTTTAAAAGAAATTGACTTTTATCTAACGAATAACGCAATGTTTCTGCTGATGTTTCTAGCACTTGACTAAAATCAATTGTATTTATTTCTTCTGCTAATATAACTAAATATTTCATATTTATTTTTTAAGGTGTGTCTATTGTCCAAGTTGGTGAATTAAACAAAGTAGCATTATTATCTTTACCTGAACTGTCAAATGCTGTAGCTCCCGAACCTTCATTAAACTTCCAAAACCCAACTAATCCTGCTGAACCTGTTAAATTTACAGGTGGTTGTCCTGACTGATATAATTCGGCAACAGGTACTTCTCTAGTAAATATAGCAGCATTGCTTACGTCACCGTTTAAATAACCTGCATTTTGTGTATTTTGCCCTATATCAAATAAAGATAAAGAACCTGAGAATGTTCCTAAAGTTGATGTACTTGTAGCTTTAGATACTCCATCTAAAAATATTTCTAGTTTATTTGTAGACTTTTTCCAAGTGGCTGCTATATGGTGCCAATTACCGTCACTTTCTATATTATCAGTAATTGCAATAACTGTAGCCGTACCTCCTCCTTTGTATATAAATCTAACTTGGTTTGTGGGGTTATGGAATAACATTTGAATTTGATTATCAGCATCATTCCTAGACTGCATAATAAAACCATTAGCTGAATGAGCACCAACTTTTATCCAAACTGAGTAAGTTCCTTCACTTATACTCATATCACTAGTAACGTTATCTGCTGAAACGTATTCATCAGTTCCATTAAGACTTATAGCATATTGATTGCTAGAAGTGTTAAAATTACTTACTATTGAATTACCTAGTTTTAGTGCTAACATTATATTACATCATCATAATAACAAAGAGCTAAACCACTAGTCATTGTTATAGAATTTACATTTAAAAATAAAGTAGTTCCTGCAGGGTAAGTTGTAATTAAAGAAGCTACTGCTGAACCTGTTGCAGCTGTTACGTTTGAAGCTGTTATAGCTGTAACTACTGAAGTTAAAGGAAAGTGTACTGCATAATAATTTTTTCCTGTCATTGCTGTTGTTGTTACTACATCACATCTATTTTTTCCTAGCTGCTCAGTTAATAATTGTTGTACGTTTTCTATTGCCATTTTATTTTATTTTATTGTCCGTAATATATATAGTTTGTTTCTGTCGGTGCTTCTCTTTGTGTGTATTGAACTTGCTGTGTTCCGTCTCTTTCTGATAAGTTCATTTTACCTTTAGTTACTAACCCCTGTACTATTCCTTTATTGTCAGCAGCAGGACTTAAAACATCATCTTCAGTTGCAGGTGCATTACCTGAAGAAACCGTTACTGTTCCTATCCAACTAACTTCGTAAATTTCATACTTATAATATCCTGCAGGAAAAAGCTTTGCTTGTCCTACATACATATCAGGTGTCACATTGTAGTTGATGTTGATTTTTGTGTATCTATCTTTAATAATTTCAGTAAACCCATAAGCATAATAAACAGACTTATCTAAGTCATTTGTAAACTTAACTAAGTGCCTTATTTGAGTAGAAGCAACAGAAGTATTGATGCGATTGTCCTCAGTTTGTACATAAATAATAATTGCTGTTTCTGTTATTGCTTGTATCATAGTTAGTTTGTCTGTTATATAATAGAAAAACTTTGAATTTATTTGTATTCAGTTAGTAATAAAAAGAAAAAGGAGTGCGTTAGCACCCCTCAATCAAGAATATATAAGAAAACTAATTAAGATGTTACAGGGTTTCCTGAACCAAAGTTAAACGCTGAATTGTCAAAAGGAACAGTTGTGTAGTCTGCTACCATTGCAAAAGGTTTATTCTCTAAGCCATCAAATGTAAGAGTATATCCGTTTCTGTCTCCGAATGCAGCACCACTATCCATAGTACCTGCATTAAGTTCCATTCCGTTAGTTATTCCTAACCCTACAATTACATTATGTCCGTTTGCTAAAGTTGCATTTAATTCTGCAAAAATAACTACTTTAGTTTGACCTAGTAATTTAATTTGATTTTGGTCTTCTTTTGTTAATCTGTTAAGAACTACATTTACTGTAGGTGTGTAGAAAATTGTTCCGTTTTCTCTACTTCCTGTAATACTCTCAGAAATACTAGCTACGCCTAAAGGTGTAGTGTATCTGTATAGTACATTAGAAGCCATTTCTATGTCAGTAATTTCTCCTGAAGCTTCAACTATACCTGTTGTTGTTATTGGTGCTGTAAATTGGTCGTAAACTCCGAAATAAATATTCTTTATCCCTCCTGAAATTCTATTACAGTCGAGTCCCCTACCTTTCGTTAATGCTGTACAAGCCATGATATTTGTTTTTTTTTAGGTTAAGGGAGGAAGGGTTTTACCCCCTCCTTCCGTATTATTTATTTTATTATGATTGTCTTACGATGTCAGCTCCAACTCCTGTCTGAACACCTGCTGAGTAACGAGCAACTAATCTCATATTGTCAGAACCATCTAAAGCAGCCATATCCATCAAAGTAATTCTAGTAGCGTCTGAAAGTAAGTCAGTTCCAAAGAATAAGTTAGACTTCTCTGCTGCTACTACTTGATTGTCTGCCATTCCATTACAAACAGCGATTTTGTACCCTTCAAAAACAGGTGCATAGTCTCCGTTCATATTGTAAGCGTTAACATATCCTAAAGTAGATACTGCTGATACATATAAAGCGTAAGTCTTAGGACTCATGTAAATATGTAAGTCTTCTTTTCTTAAGATAGCTGAAACATTAGCTGCCATGTCAGCAGTTAAAGTTTGTAAGTTAGCAATAATGTTAGCTGCTGTGTAAGCTGCTGATGCTGATGATTGAACAACTGTTGCATCAACTCCCGGTAATAAAAGACCTGTAGCTGCACCTAAGAAACCGTTAAATTTCCCTGCTACAGCAGTTCCTTCCCAAATACTTTCTTCAGTTGCTTGTGCTATGATTTCTCCCATATAAGAAATAACATAGTCATCAAAGCTTGCAGGTGGTGGTGCTCCTGCTCCTGCTCTCATTTGTAGAGCTTCCCAAGAATCTAGTAATGTAGATTTGCAAAGGTCTAAGTTGATTTGTAAATTTTTTGGTTCTAATACTTTTTCAGTAAGTGCTAAAGTACCTGCGTCAGTAAAGTCGCAAGTTGCATCAGCAACTACTCCTGAACCTGCCATTCTTTGAATGTTAGACTTATACTTGATGTTTTCCATAAGTGTTAAGTAGTCTAACGAGTTTGCTTGCTTTAAAGCTGCTGAGATGTAGAATCCTGCTGCTTTTCCTGCAAAGTTTGATGTTGTAGTAAACGCCATTTTTTTGTTTTTTTTTAATTAATATTATTTATTTAAATCGTGTAAGAATTTCTCTCTTCTTGTCATTTTGTTGTATTCTGTTCTTGAAACAGGTTTTCTGTCTGAACTGAATTTATTAGTATCTAAAGGAGCTGAAGCAGGTTGTGCTGCTAACTCAGTCTTTAGTTTTTCGTTTTCTTCTTTTAACTTAGTCAATTCATCTTCTGCTGAGAACTCAACTACTTCTGTAGTTTTAATAGACTTAGGATTTGTAGTAGGCTCAACAACTTCTTCAGCCATTTCTTCAACCTCTGTATCACCTTCTCCTAATCTTTCTTTAATATCAGCAATTGCATCCATTAAATTATCAACCTTATCTTTCATTTCTTCGTAAGACTTAGCCCAATCAGCTTTTTCAGCGTCAGTTTCAGGAAACGCAAAATCAACAGCTTCAGCTAATTCTTCTTCTTTTACTTCTTCAGTCATTTCTTCTTTTTCGTCATCATATCCTGCTTCAACTTCTTCTTCTGTTTCAGACTCAATAACTTCAGCAACAATACCTTCTTCCTCAACTCTGAAAGATACGCCTGTATCAGTCTTGTAAGTTCCAACAGGTAATAATATTGTCGTTCCGTCTTCTGTCAATACTGAAATATCTACTCCTGCTTCTAATTCTTCAGCAGTTGAAACAAAAATTGTTCCGTCTTCTGATTTTGCTTGCCACTCTAACTTAATTGTTTCTTCCTTGTTAAGACCTAGAGCTACTAAGATTTGTTCTTTAATGTCCATAATTCTTTTTAGTTTTATTAGTGTTTGTAATATATAATAGATAAACTATTACTTTGTTTGATTTTGCTTAATTATTTCGTTTAGTGCTGTTAGAATTTCCTCGTTTGTTGGTGCTTTTTCTGACATCTGTTCCATTTTGTCTGTAAAGTAGCCCTCGATTGAAAGTCCTTTTAATTCACCTTCTTTAATTTTATTCCAAAGCTCGTCATTTTCTATCTTCATTTTTACAAACCAAGTGCCGTTAGGTAAGTCGTAACCGTATAACTTAGACTTATCCATATCACCTTCCTTAATCCAACTTTCAACCGTTAGAACGCCTGAAACTCTGTCTTGATGTTGGTATGTAGCTTTATGGTGATTGTTATGTTTTAAATATAACTCAGATGCCTTTCTAACTGTATCAGGACTAAAATAAACGTAATAGTCTGAATCTGTATTAGGGTTATGTCTAAAGATTTGCTTATTAGGAATTAAAGCAGGACTAACTAACATTCTTTTCTCCTCATCTACTTTTGCAAATGTTAAGTTATTCTTTTCTTTTCCAAAGTAAACAAAGTCTTGTTCTATTGCAGGTGAAGTAACTAAACTAATTGCATCAATAGCTAATTCTTGACTGTCATCATCAATTACTAACTCTACAATAGATGTAGTCTTTTCGTAATAGTCTTTGTTGGCTTCTTCACATTCAGCAACTGAGTCATAAGTGCAGCTTCCTGTTTTTCCCCATTTATATTTTCCGTTTTCACATTTTTCGCAAGGCATATTATATAATATATTTAATTAGTATTTATTTGATTTTAGATTGTAGC